ATTGGGTGATGCACCATGGAGTTCAGACAGTTGAGAGAACTATCGTCTGGATACTGCAGCGTTTGAAGTGGCAGAAGATTTTTGCCCAACTTGGACGCACTGCAGTGAACACTGCGATTGAAACTGCTCGAGATGAGACAACCGATTTGTACGCAGATATCACACAGAAAGTCCGCATGTCAGCCTTTTCTCTGCAAGACAGATTGAAGATGGAGGCCACGTTAATGCGAGAGCATTGTGTGCGTATTGGAAACACCGTTCGAGGTCGATCGATCAGCTCCAACATTCTATTGGGTACTATTTGTGCTCTCCCTTTGGTGGCAGGCGCATATAAGATGTACACTGCTTTTCAGAAGGTTGATTTGCAGAGCTCATGGGAGGAAGGATCTCGTCTGGAAGCGAAGGATGAGAAGCCTAATCCGTGGTATCGTGACGACTACAAGGTGTCTGAATTTGACGTCGGTATGTTGACATCCTCTTGGAAGGCACTCTCTGAAGAGCAAGTCATGCAAAAGGTTCACAAAAATTGCGCCTATGCAGCAGCACGCTATCAGCGTGATGGTGAAGGTAAGATTCGGCCTATGCGACTTCTTTGCCTTGGAGGCAATCTATATGTGACGAACAACCACAACATTCCTGATCTACCTGAAATGCAGTTGGATATCCATCTGCGAGGAGTGGAACAGGGTGTTGGATCGTCTTTTGGGTTCCGCTTGGTCACTTCATCAGTGTACCGAGTACCTGAAGAAGATCTGGTATTCTTTCGCATTCCGTGTGTGCCCCCAAAAGCCAACATGATCGATTTGATTCCTGGAAAGAACTTCAAAACACAATGTAATGGAGTTCTGTTGGGACGAAATGATTTGGGACAGCCGGAACAGATGTTGCTTCGTGGATTGCGACGCGCTTCCAAGTCAACAGAACTGGGAGCATTTGAATCGTGGCTAGCCACAGTGCGACAAAACACCGTCACAGGACAGTGTGGATCACCTGTTCTTGGCTTCACGCCTTCTGGACCAATGATTTTGGGTCTGCATCAGACGGGCGGCTACAATTTGGCCGTCAGTTCTGTGTGCCTCACCAGGGAGACCGTGGAGCGTGCTATTGAGCATTTCAAGCGCCCTATCATTCAGGCTGGCACACCCAATCTGACAGATGTAGAAGGTAGACCCATTCCACTTCAACCACTTCACCACAAGAGTACCTTTCGGTATCTCGAAACGGGTGTGGCCGATGTCTATGGTACCCTTCCAGGCTTTCGTGGTGGCGGCAAGTCTAAGGTGACGAAGACTGCTATACACGATGCTTGTGTACAGAGAGGATATGAGGTTACTACCGCTGCCCCAGTCATGAAGGGTTATCAACCCTGGCGACACGCTGTCAAGGATGTTGTGGAGCAACAATTCACTATCGATCAGTCAGTGTTGGATGAGTGTGTTGGAGCTTTTGCGAAGGACATCATTGATTCCCTACCAGAGAAGGATTTGGCCGAGTTGGTCACATTGGACAATGAGTCCACTCTCAATGGTTTGCCTGGAGTCAAGTTCATCGACAAAATGAACCGCAAGACATCCATGGGATTTCCTTGGCGCAAGAAGAAGAGTCACTACCTGGAGTTGCTAGGTGAAGTGGATATGTGGCAGGATTATGCTGTCTTTGGTGAGGATTTCTACGCCCGTGTGGATGAGATCATCGCCAAATATGAGGATGGTGTGCGCCATTGCCCCATTTTCATCAACCACTTGAAGGACGAACCTCAGAAGAAGTCTAAACTGAAAGAGGGAAAAACTCGCGTATTTTCTGGAGGACCCGCTGATTGGTCCTTCGTTGTGCGGAAGTACCTGTTGACATTTGTGCGTGTGGTGCAGAATAACAAGTTCCTTTTTGAATCTTGCCCTGGTACCAACGCCACTTCTGCTGAGTGGGATTTGATCTACCACCACCTGACCCAGTTTGGGAAGGATCGTGTGGTTGCAGGTGACTACAGTAAGTTCGACAAGAAGATGACTGCACAGATGATTCTAGCAGCATTCGAAGTCATTGACGCCATCATGATCAAATCAGGACGTAGCGAGCGTGAAAGACGCATCATTCAAGCCATTGGCTATGATATCGCGTTTCCTGTATCAGATGTCAACGGAGATTTGGTCCAGTTTTGGGGTTCCAATCCTTCTGGACATCCCCTCACTGTGATCATCAACGGATTGGTGAATTCACTGTACGTGCGATACTGCTGGAAGTTGGCAGGCAATAACCTTGCCGAATTCAAGCGCAAAGTCGCACTCTTGACGTATGGTGATGACAACATCATGAACATTGAGCGCAGTGTTACCAACTTTGATCACACCGTTCTTGTGAAGCATCTTGCCACCATTGGAGTTGTCTACACCATGGCTGATAAGGAAGCAGCATCAGTGCCTTTTGTCGACATCTCAGATGTGACATTCCTCAAGCGAGGCTGGAGGTATGAGCCTGAGTTGGGATCGCATGTGGCGCAATTGGAACACGACTCCATTGCTAAGTCTCTCACTATGCACCTTCCATCATCGGAAGTGTGTGCTGAGGCAAAGGCTGTCGAAAGTATGACGAATGCTCTGCATGAGTACTTCTACTACGGACGACAAGAGTTTGAGAACAGACGGGATATGTTTCTCGATATCGTTCGCGAATGCGAATTGGAGCCATTCATGTTGAGTGAGTTCCCCGATTTCGATACGCTGAAGGCCCAGTACTTGAACGCATCTGAGGATTACTACCCCGGAGGTATGTGTCCGACCTGCTCCGCTGCTTAGGCAGTGGAGCACGGGGCCTAAACTATAAGGTCCCGCATAGCAAAACCAAAATGTAGTCGTAATGCAATAGTTATCTAACAGTCTTATTCGGTCATAATAGATTGTGAGGAGATTGCAGCGAGTCTCACCCGGGCGTTCCCCGAAGTCTCTTTTTAGAGAAGTGAAAGGTTAGACCACACAGACCAATCCTCTAGTAGTGTAATAGGTTCACACACTATTAAAAGAGTATCACATAACCTGCGAATACACACAACAACCAGTACGACGAATATGACTGGGAGGTGGCTCCGAAAGCCCCCCAGTTTAGTCGACAAGTTTCGGTAATTCACCCGCCCAAGCGCTCTTTTTCTGAATTGACACAGAAAGATCCTGTTCTTACACGGATATTATCCAAATTTAGTAAGAAGAAGAAGCGTGCCATTCTTGAGGAATTGCAATCGTTGGAAGTTGCACCTCATGCTGCACCACAACGTGTGGCTGCAGAGAACATTGTCTTTGTAGATGGTGCACTCAGCGAAAAACAAGAGATGGGAGACCTATCTGCCGGCAATTACGATCAAGATGATGATGCTGTTGCACAACTATCTGATTATATGAGCCGACCAGTTTTGATCAAGACAATCAACTGGCCTGAAAACACAAGCTATGTTGATGATGTCAACCCGTGGTTCAACTATTTCAATGCTGATCCCATCAAACGCAAATTGCACAACTACTCTCGATTGCGAGCTAAGTTGCATTTGAAGTTTGTCATTAACGCTAGTCCGTTTTATTACGGATCAATGCGTGCGTGCTACTTTCCATTGCATGATGAGCGAGCAAATTTCCAGAACCCGAATGATCAGCTACCATTTTCTCAGGTACCAGGCGTATACTTGGAACCTGCGACGATGACTACGGCAGAAATGGTATTGCCATTTTTATGGCCGGGAAACTGGATTGACATCACATCTGATGATCAGCTGTTGCGTATGGGAAGATTGAATTTCATCCAGTATGCCAACTTGCGATCTGCTAATGGTGTCACGAGTGCAGGAGC